AAAACCACCACCTCTAAGATCCATCTCATTACCACCTAAATCCATCATACCACCTTCTGCAGCTGATTGTCTATAATCTTCTGGGACTACAAACCTAAAATCATCAAATTGAGCTAATAATTCTGGTAAGCCAGAATCATCTTTTCTAGAAGCTGCTATTACAGAGTCTAAATCTTCGTCTTCGATGTCCTCTTTTGCTAACGCACCTGCAAGGATAGATGGTCCACCTATAAGTGCTAAATCTCTTAATAAACTAGATTTTGCTACTTTTTTACCTGCTGTTTTAGCTAAAGCCTCATTTACACTAGCATCTATACCTCCTGCCACACTAGTCTTACCACCTAATGATTGAACTAATTTTGAAATACCACTTGTTTCTCCTGTAGGGCTAACACCACCAGGCAACAATGTTTTAAGCGCTGCCATTCTATTACCTGATTGTAGTTGACCTAAAAAAGATGCTGGATTTTTAGCAGCGGGTAATCTCCCTGCAAATTGAGGTGCAAAATATATAGTAGCCGCAGCCAAGGCTAATTTACCTAAATCACTCTTAGCTATTTTTTTAACTGCTCTAGCGGCTTTTTTAAATGGTTTTGTGACTGATTTTACTATACTACCCAAACCGTAAGCTTGTCTTGGAACAATACCACCTTCTTCTAATTTAAATCTTTCTGGTAATAAAAATCTAAACTCATCAGCATCTGCTAATACTTTTTCTATACCTGTCTTTTCAGGTTCCTTAGGTTCAGGAACAAGGTTTTGTTTAAAAAGTGTTGGTATAAATTCACTATCGCCACCACCTTGAAATCTATCTTTTTGAATTACGTCTGTTACATTCTCACCTATGATAGCTCTAGTTAAAGCGTCCTCTAATTCTTTTGTTCTCTCAATACCACCTTGTGGTTTAAATCCTAATTTACCAGCAAGAGTGTCACCAAAATTTTTTCTTCTATCTAATTCTCTTCTAATATAATTTATAGATAGGTTTTGCGCTGCATCTCCTATAGGACTAGTAATACGATTAAAGAAACTTCTTGCTACACTAGGTGCAGGTTCTCTATCAAACTTATCTGGGTCTGCTGTTATCATAGGAGGGGAACCACCATCACCACCTTGTTGTATAGTTGTTAACTGTTGAGCATAAGTTGGCCTTGCAAATTCATCGCCTCCGCCAAATCCATCATCGCTGCCACCAAACTCTCCTCCGGCTAATCCACTTTCAACATCACCGTAGTCAATAAAGCTTGGAATACCCATAGCTGTCATGATACCAGAACCACCAGCGGCTCTTAACATGTCTGCTTCTTTTGGATTTATGTATGCAAGAAACTCACCTGGAGGCGCCATCATTTTAGCATCATCTAATGATACTCCACCCTCTGCCAGTAGTTGTCTTGCTATTTGTGCTCTAGTTATTGCCATAGATAAAAATACTATATTTGTTGCTCCTTTACAACTTAGAATCACCACCCAAAGGTAGTGCTTCTACTGTGATTTTAACGTCTCTTCTTAAGTGTTCTCGTTTAGTGTCAGTGTTTGGGTCATTTACATCAGCCGTAGCCTCTGCATCTGACATATATTCTTTACCTGTCACAGTATTAGTAAGAGTTACCTCACTCTGAGGTGTAATAATAGGCACTCTTTTACCGTTAATCTCTTCGTACCTTAATGATGCTTCTTGTTCAATAAATGGCATTATGTCCTCGTTATTTGTAATATCGCAGCCGTCATCTTAACCACGTTAGTTTGTGACGTTTGCATCTTTAATATATCACCTTCTTCTAAAATTAAAATATTATTAAAAGTTAACATATCCGCACTATCACTAGCATTTACTACGTTCGTACTAAACTCAAAATCAGTGCTAGCAGAGCTATCCCTAACTTTAGTCGTAACTGTTAGAGCAGATCCATGAGTATTAAATAATCTTATAGTTTTAATAATAGATGTAGTAGCTGTAGGTGATGTATACATATTTACATCAGATCCAGCTGAACTGATTGTTGCTTGTATATTTTTATAAACATTTGCCATTACGATAAAAAGAAATTAAATCTTTGTTGCTCCTCTTTTTCTGTTTCTAAAAACGTTGAGTTAAGTTGTTCTACAACTGTGGTTAAAGCTCTATTAATTTGTTTTTGGTTAGAGATGTCATACTCTTGTTTTGGTTCAGGTAATCGTACTACTATTTTTGCCATTATCTTCTACCATCCGGTTGTAGATCTAGTGTAATCGTACCAAATCTCCATGATTGACTAGCACCATCATTTTCTATTTTAATATTTGCATATCGTCCCCTAGTTCTTGTATCTAATTTATTTGTAGAAGATGAAACTGTAAATGGACTTAATGTGGTTGCACTATCTGATTGCTGTGGGAACCTTTTTACAGACATAGTAATTTTAGAATCACCTTGTAAATTTTTAAAATCTGGTAGTATCCTTCTCATAAACAAAAAGAACTGACCTGCTGTGCCTTGTACATCTAAATCAAAATCAAATGATTTTATATTTGATGCAACAGTTGTAGTTGTTCCATCAGGATTAATTTGATCCGTGCCTATCTCATGTTCAAATAAAGTAGTTTGTCCCAGTCCTGATACACCAACTATTGCAGGAAAAGTGCCCTCTGCAGTAGAATCAAATTTAGTTCCAAAAGGTTTTGGATAAATTGTTCCGTCTATCCAACTTGTTCTAGCTTCAGATCCAATATACCAGATAGGAAGTTGTGGGCCACTTTCACCATAATTATAAACAACGTATTGATTATTATAAGTTGACGAAGTAGTAGGATAATACCAAGTTACTTCACCAAAAAGATTATTTAGTCCAGCGTTTACTTGTTGACCTTTTGTAATATCTAATTGATCAAACACATAATCTTCAACAGAACATGTTAACGTTTTAACTGTACCATCATACAAAAAGAAACCATTAGGACTCATCCAATATGCAACACCATCTACTTCAACCGCAGCATTCTTACCTATAAGTCCACAGTTTGTTCCTACTTGTTCAAAACCAAATGTAAAAGGTGCTCCTACAAATTTCATGGTATACAAAGCATTGTCGGTCCAAATCAAAATAGTTTCTTTAGCTTTCAAAGCACCAATAATTCTACTACCATCTTGTAGTCTTTGTGTTCCAGCGGCGTTGGTTACAGAAGGTGTGTAAGTATTTATATCTTCTTGATCAGAAAATCTTATAAACATATCATCTTGTGTTGTAGGATCACCTATTGTTGTTTCTGTTCCAAGATGAATTAAGTGTCTTGTTGTTGGAGATATTAAACTAGCTCTTGTTGCGGTAGGATTGCTACCTGTTGCAAAACCAGAAGTGGTTGTTGCAGCTCTTGTTGTTAAAGGTAATGTGCCTCCTGCATCCCAAGTAAATGTTTTACCATTAGCAATCGTTGCTACTAATACTTGTCCAAAATTATCTAGTGACCAAAGTCCTGGTTCTAGTTGCACAGTTGATGCAACTGTTGCTTCACCCCAATCAGAAAAGTTTGTAGCATCTGTTACAGCTGTTCCATCTGAGTGAGCAGCTTTGTCTGTTCCGTTTACACCTCTTACGATAGTTTGTAAATTAGCACCTGCAATAGATGCGTAAGATATCAACTCACTTTCTACTAAAATTCTACCCGCAGAAGTAAAGTTTGTTGTTGAAGCTAATGTAATGTTTGTTCCAGATCCACCCGTGCCGTTTGTATCATTTAATAACGCACCATTTAAAGTTGATGTTGCAGCACCAGCTACAGTTCCTTGCCACTCAGATATACCCCAACCATAACCATAAGATTGTGCAGCTGGACCAACTCTAACATAAGGTGCAATATCTATACTACCACCAGGACCAGCGTTTGCTGGTGTACCTGAAGTTGTTACTGTTACTTGAAACTGTGTAGCATTTAAAACATTTGTGACTTGAAATTTTTTACCATCAAAATCAGAAGTAGAATAACCACTACTTCCTGGTAGTGTCGTATCATCTAAAAAAACAATATCACCAGGTTCTAAACCATGTGCAGTGCTACTTGTAATTGTTACTAAGCTTGATCCTGAAAATGTTTGTATAGTCGCATTTTCTATTTCAGTATCTAAGGGTGTAATGTCATAAAGCTGGCCTTCAAAATATAACAATAAAAGTTTATCTGTTCCGATGGCCACGTACCGGTTTCCATCTAAATCTACAAACGGAAACATTTTTCTAGCCACACCAACGATGGTATCTGTAACTAAAGATGACCAACCACCAACTTTTTCTGGTAGTTGATATCTAAATCTTACATTATCACAATCAACCCAACGTCCTTCTGCTCCGACAGTTGTGTTTTGTTTATCTATCCCAGGTAAAAATTTAACGCGTGTAAGAGGCATAATTCATCCTCCTATGCCGTGTTTGTCTTGAAAACCCAACCACGATCTGTATCAACATACACTAAAGTTATGGCTTGACCATTTGTTGACAACACTAAGTTAGACTCAGCACCATTTATTTTGTGGCCGTTTCTATTTACAGTTAAATTATTAGAATTAAAAGTTCCTCTAGCATCTACTATCACTAGCTCATCACCGGTTGCAGCTGAAGTAGGTAGTGTAATTGTAATTCCTGCAGTTGTTGTATTTGTTAAAAGCTGGTCCCCAGCTACTGCAACATAAGTTGTTACTGACGCTGAGTTTACAGTTCCGAAACCTTTTGATAATAATCCTAGTTTCATGTTTGTGCCATCTGACACAACAGCGACAGTTGCATTTATTGGAATAGGAATACTAGTTCCACTAGCTGTTTGTACGGATAAAGAGAATAGTGTGGAACCGCTACCTCTTGTTGTAGAGTCTTTTACAATAATAGATCTCTCTGCACCGCTAGGCATAATTAAAGTTCTATTACCAGTTAAAGTTCCAGTTAATTCATAAAAAGCATTTTTACCGTCTGAAGTAGCACCATTAGTTAAGGTAAGTGTAACGTCTCCAGATGCCATAGATTGACTTAAATATCCCGTAGCTGATTGTTCTAATATCTGTAAATTTGTATTTGTTATCGTCCCCCATAAACCAGCCTTTTCACCGGTTGCTATGAGTTCTAATTTTGTATCTGTAGAAAAACTTGATGCCATATTAATAAGGTTCTATCGGTGTCCAGACCATAGTTGCGCCTGGAACAACTGCACTCCATGTTATTGCCGTAGCGTCTTTTGTAGCTAGTGTTAAAGCATTACCAGTAACGTCTACATTTGCTGCTGCAGTCACTGTAACAGTACCTGTAGCCATAGTCAATGCGTTTCCAGAAACAGATATATTGGCGTCTGCTGAAACTACGGCTGTTCCGGTAGCCAAGGTTAATGGACTACCTGTAGGGCTTATATTAGCTTGTCCAGATATGGATAATGTACCAAAACCAAGTGTTAATGGGTTTGCTGTAGCATCCTCTACAATAGAATCGGCTGTAATACCTATACTACCTATCGTAATTGTTAACGATGTTTTAGTAGCTGTGATAGTTACGTTTCTATCTTCGGCTGCTGTTGCAAACGGAAACTCTGAAAATGCACTTAATCCTAACATAATTTATCCTTAAACAGGAGAGAGTGTGGTGTTATGGTGGTGACACTCTCTCCAGTATAAGGATATATCACTTTTTAAACCAAGCTGGAAGTCCTAAATGCGGTCTTCTATCATTTACATTTTTATCCGCATCTTTAGATTTTTGGTCATTATAATGTAAAAATACTTGAGCGCAATTATCTCCTTGAAACTCTTCTCTCCAATGTTCTAGTTCCATGCCTCTATAGACGAGCATATCACCAGGTTTTAAGTTTACTGTAATACCTTTGTTTTGACTAGATACAGTTATTTTTTTACCATCAGGTATACCAACATTTTTCTTTGGCTCTAAATGTATTGGCCATGGGTCACCACCAAGATTTAATGTTGTAGATATTTCACAACTAAATCTATCTTTATGTCTGTGAAGAACATCACCAGGTTTGTATATTCTTGCATATGAATATGTAGGGTATAATTTTAATCCCGTTTTCTTCTCCATGATAGGTAAAGTTCTCATTAATAAAGTTTCCATCGCTAAGTCTGCATAATGAGAATATGTATTAGGCACTTGATCGTCTGCCCACGTTCCCCACTCTTCTGTAAATTGAGATATGTATTTTTGATCAAACAAAGTTCTTGCAACGGTTCTTTTTAATAAAAAGTAATTGTATACAAATGTTGCTATCTCTTTTGGTACAGCTTCTTTAATGACACAATATTTATTTTTTTTGAAGCTCATTTTTTTGACTCCTTTCTTTTGATATTGCTGTTTCAACCACTTTGATATTAAAGTGTATAAATCTAAATGGTTCTAAACCTGGATCCACTGCAAACTGGTGTGGAAGGTAACCTGGAAAAATAATCATTGTTCCTGGTTTTGGTCTATAATGGACTTGGTTTGTTCCCAGTGTAATCTGGTCTTGATTTTTCATAAATAACTTTGTCATTTCTGCACCAGGTCTTGGATCGTGAAAGATAGGATAAGATGTTTTCTCACTACATTTTAAAAAATAAAATCCTGATACATGTTGATTCCAGTGAACATGAGTATCATGATGACCACCACCTTTTTCACTAAACTCTTGCACCCAAAATTCTGTAAAATGCAAGCTGTGGTTTTGTAAATTAAATCCTTGCCAATCTAAAAACTCATAAGATCTTTGTCCCATAAAATCTACAAGTTCTTTTATTTTAGGATCATTTGAAAAACTTTCACTATGTTTAGATAAACCAAATGTGCCTATATCTTTTTTCCATTGTGGTTCGTTCTTTAATTTATCTTTTAAAAGTTTTTCAGCTTTTTTAATGTATTTATCTGTTACTTTAATTGCATTTTTCAAAAACATAGGTGCTTCTGCAATCCATATTGGTGTTTGAAAATAAAATGCAGATTTAAAATCTACATGTCCTTTTGGTGTACTACTTCCGCCTTGTTTCATATTATTTAAATGGATAGCCTAAATTCCAAATGACTAAACTATTCCTTTCTCCTTTTGTTACTGGTTTGACTCGATGCCATACAAAAGATGGAAACACAACCAACGAGCCTTTTGGTAATATTTCTGTGCATGTTCTAATATTAGGTTTTTTTTCAGGATCTTCATTCCTTAAATCAAACTCTAATTCACCACCTTTATATTCTTTTGGATCTGTAAGTGTTACTGTTACAGATAACTTTCTTATTTTTCCTTTTGTTGGGCCTTCTTCTACATAAGGCTTGTCCCAACTATCACAATGCCAATCATAGTACTGACCTTTTTTATATATTGTAAACTGACAAGACTCAGAATAATCCCATTCAAAGTTCCAACCTGCGTTTCGATTTGCCATATGAACATAAGGTTGAATTTCTTTGTATATCCATCTATCATTCATCCAAACAATATTTGAATCTCTTTTCTTTTGTAAATTTTTTATTTCATCTTTAGTAAGAGGTTGTTTATTTAAATCTCTATCTCTACCAAAACCACCTGTGATGGCCATAATTTCTCTATTCTTTTCTGCTTTACCGTATTGCACAATCATATCACAAATTCTTTCAGGAATAACAGATTCAAAATACCAATAATAATTAGATATATTCATAAGTGATTGTTAAAATTGTATTTAAATTTTCAGATTTATTTGTTGAAAAAGAATATTTATTAGTAGCTGGGAACATTATAAAATGATTGTTCTTCATAGGTATATGCCAAGTTCTGTTTTTTCTTCTGTTGTTATCATACTCAATAATACATTCTGAAGAATTTTCTTTAACATCAACACCATAAATAAAAGTATAGTCTGGTGAGTTACGTAAATCAACAGGATCAACTTGATGTCTTACCCAAGATTTTTCTTTAGGGTACATAATATTACCATGTATGGTTTTAGTTACTAAACTATAACCATATTCAACTCTCCAATGATCTCTAATATAATCTTGCAACCATTGTAAAGGTTGAGAAAAATTTAATTCATAATCATCAAAGGAGTATGATCTAGGATTGTCGTTAATTCTTTTTTGATTTATGTGAGATTCTATAATTTGATTTCTTATTGTATTGCGATTAATATCAAAACCTTTGGGCATCGCAACTTCGCCAGTATACAAATCAACCTCAGATAACACCACCTTCTGCATAAATTATATTTCTATTTTATTCCAACTCCCATTATCTTCATCCCACTCATACCTGTGAGTGAGTCTTTCATCTTCTGAAAGTTTAGGCTCATCGCCCACTGGTGACTGCCATCTTGCTTCTGCTGTATTAAGAACCCAACTAGCATAAGGTTTTTTTGATAAGAACAAATCATTATCCTCATCATAAATCATACCTATACCAGCATAGTTTCCTCTTAATGCTTTAGAATCATCACCTGATTTATGTTTATTACCTGCTGTATTATAAGATGTTTTTTTCCAAAGAGGCCAGCTATGGATTCTTTCCAAAAACTGTCTACCTACTTCTTCATCTTCAACACCATCAGCATTTTGACAATCTTTATCAGCTACAACATGAACTGCTATAACTTTATTGTTTGCTCCTAGTTTTGCGTAATGTGCCATAATGTTCTCCTTATATATTATTTATTAAAATTTGTAAAACCATTAATTTTGAAATTTATATCGTATTACTACCACACCAGAACCACCTGATCCAGCGTTTCCACCAGCAGCATATCCAGGGGCACCATTTCCACCACCTCCTCCTCCAGTATTTGCTGTTCCTGAACCACCCACTTGTGGCGGACTAGCTGGAGAGCCTCCACCTGCTCCTCCACCACCTGATCCACCAGAACCAGGAGTTGTTGGTTGTATGTTAGTTGGTGGTCCACCTGATGGGTGTTGTCCGCTTGCGCCACCACCTCCTCCACCACCTCTTGCAACTGGTGAACCTGATATACTTGTTGTTGCTCCTGCACCACCATTTCCACCTGTTCTTATTCCTGGAGAATTTGCGCCAGTTGCAGTCGCTCCACCTCCACCTCCTGCTCCTGGAGTATTACCTGTTGTATTTCCTCTTCCACCATCACTACCCTGTGGTGGACTAACCGGTGGAGTATTGCCTGAACCTCCACTTGTGGTTGGTGCTGGTGGTGAATTTTGACCTCCACCTCCACCCGAACCACCTGGACGGCCTGGAGCTTGTGGTTGTGCATCTCCTGATTGACCACCTCCTCCACCTCCAGTAGAAGTTATTGTTGAAAAAATTGAATTATTACCATCACTTCCATTAGACTCTGGAACAGGCGCTGGTACGTTTGCTCCTGCCCCTCCAGCTCCAACAGTGACTGGAAAAGTTGCAGCAGTTAAAGTTAATGATGTAGTTGAGGCTAAAGGACTTGCAGTCCAAGCGGGTGCATTATCAGGGTTTCTTGATTCTCTAAATCCTCCAGCTCCACCGCCAGCTCCACCACCACCAGCTCCTCCTCCACCGCCAGCAGCTACAACCATATAATCAATTTTATCATTTCCCCCTGAATTACCCGCACAAGAAACAATAAAATTACCATCAGAGGTAAACGTATGTATTTTGTAATTTCCACAAGTCGCAACTGTGTTACCTCCTGTAGCAGCGACATATAAATTTTGTGTTAAAGCTGGTGATGTTTCATTTGCTGCTGTTGCGGTAACCCAACCTTGACTTGATCCTGAATAAACTATTCTAACTCCAATTCTATTTGTTGATAACTCCGCACAATTACAAAGTCCTTTTATTTTTGAACCACCTCTAGCTAATGTAATTTTATTAGATGATGCATTTCCTGTTGCATCAATTACAACAATCTGATCTCCCACGTTCGGACTAGAAGGTAATGTAACTGTAACAGCTGAACCTGTATTTATAAAATATCCTCTTTTAGCCGAAGCTGTAAATGGAGAGGTTTTTAGTGAAGTGCAATAAGCTACTTTATCACCTATGTTTGTTAAAGTTGCAGCAGATCCATCTAAAGTTGCTCCTGAAGGAATAACAACAGTTTTACCTGATTCTCCTAAAGCTGTTGATGATCCCGTTGCAGGAAGTATTTTATCTACTTTTATTTCAGCCATTTTTAATTTTGGAATTTATACCTAATTATTACCACCCCTGAACCACCTGTTCCAGCAGTTCCTGAATCTCCTACACCTTCTCCTCCACCACCGCCACCTCTATTGGTTGTTCCATTTGCTCCGTGTGTGCCACCTGTTCCACAAGAAGAAGCAGTGCTTCCTATACAACCACTATTTGAGCTTCCTCCACCTCCACCTGCAAATGCTGTTGGAGATGCATTAATTGAAGTTGTTGCGCCTGTTCCTCCTGCAGCGATAGAACCACCACCATTAGCTCCGGCAGCAGTTGCACCACCTCCAGCAGCTGAATTATTTCCAGGAGCAGGACCACCACCATTATTACCTTGTGGTGGACTAACGGGTGGTGTATTTCCTGATCCACCAGCATTACATTGAGCTCTTCCACCACCTCCAGAGCCTCCATCGGCTCCAGTTTTTACTCCTGATCCACCAGAACCTCCACCACCGCCACCTGCTGATGTAATCGTTGAAAAAGTTGATGGTGAACCTGAAGTTCCTCTAGCAGAAGAGGATGCTCCACCGGCACCGCCAGCACCTACTGTTATGGGATAAGTAGCAGCTGGTACGGATAAACCAGTTCCAGCGTCTAAGGGACTATCAGCATATGGGTCAGATGAACATTTACCCTCACGAAAACCTCCGGCACCTCCACCGCCTCCAGCATCTCTTCCTCCGCCAGCGCCACCTGCAACCACGATGTAAGATACTTTATCAGAACCAAGAGAATTACCTGCACATGAAACTACAAAATTTGCATCTGAATTAAATGTATGAATTTTAAAATCTCCTGAAGTTGTTTCTGTGCCTCCTGTGGCTGTAACATATAAAGTTTGATCTAATGCAGGTGCTGTTTCATTACCTGCTGTAGCTGTAATCCAACCTTGAGAACAGCCTGAATAAACTATTCTAGCTCCACCTCTATTTACTTTTATTTTTGCATCAATACACTGACCTTGTATTTTAGAACCGTTTCTTCCTAAAGTTATATTGTTAGTTGCAGCTTGACCTGTTGAGTCTATAACAATTAATTCATCGCCTGTTGAAGGTGATGCTGGTAAAGTTACAGTAACTGCAGAGCCTGTGTTGATAAAAAAACCTTTTTCTGCTGTAGCTGTGAAAGGAGAAGTTTTAACTGTTGAACAAAATGAAATTCCAAAACCTGTGGCTGTTCCACAGTTTTGTAGTGTGGCACCTGATGGAATAGTTAGGGTATCTCCTGATTCTCCTAGTTGTATCGAGTTACATGTTCTAGGAGTTATTTTATTTACTTTAACAGTACTCATGATTTATCCTATTGAAATTTATATCTTATTATTACTACTCCTGAACCTCCAGAACCTACTAAAGTTGGTCCACAATATGTTCCTCCACCTCCACCGCCAGTATTAGCTCCACCATCAACTCCTGGACTAAAAGGAGGTGCGCCACAATTTGATCCAAAATTTCCTGCTCCACCGCCACCAGTTCCACCTGTTCCATTTCCTGAAGTACCAGCTGGATATTTTGCTCCACCGCCACCACCAGCATAAGTAGTTGATGAACCTGTAATTTCTGTTGTAGCTCCATTACCACCATTCATGTCGCCTGGCACTCCACCTACTTGTGTTGCTCCACCGCCACCACCGGCTGGTCCTCTTGTGCCTGGATTTTCTTCTCCATTATTTCCTTGAGGTGGACTTACTGGAGGTGTATTTCCTGAACCGAATCCTGATGGATTTTCTCCACCGTTTCCTCCACCTGATCCACCATTACCTGCTGCACCACTACTTCCACCACCACCGCCACCACCTGTTGATGTAATTGTACTAAAAATTGAAGGTGAGCCATTTCCGCCAACAACTGTTGGTGGTGATACATTTGCTTTCGCTCCACCTGCTCCAACTGTAATTGGAAAAGCTGATGCTGTAACCGTGATTCCTGCTGGTGCTACTAATGGACTAGCTGTGTAAGGATCTACTGGAGCATGTTTACCTTCTCTAAAACCTCCTGCACCGCCGCCAGCACCATGATTTGATCCTCCACCTGCACCTCCTGCAACCACTACATAAGAAACAGTGTTATTAGCTGGAGTATTAGAAAGAGAGCTTACACAAAAAGTTCCACTACTTGTAAAAGTATGAATTTTAAAATTACCGCTTTCTGTTATGTTTCCACCTGTTGCTGCTATAAAACTTGCTCCTGTAACTGCTTGAGTTGAGTCATGAATATCTTGCCAACCTTTTGTGTCGTCTACGTATATTAAAGTTACAGATAAATTTTCTGTTGTTATAGTTGAATTAAAAGCCTCACCATTAATTTTTGATCCATTTCTACAAATTGTAAGTGCATTACAATTAAATGTTCCTGCATAATCTTTGATGGCTACAATATCACCTGCTGACGGACTTGAAGGTAACGTAACTGTTACACCTCCTGAAGTCGTATTAACAAAAAACCCATCTCCTGATGTTGCAGTAAATGGGGATGTCTTTGCTGTTGTACACCAGTCAACTGTCCCCGTTCTACCAAATCCTGATTGAGTTGCACCACAAGCTAAATTAACAGCAGTGCCTGGTCCACCTAATTCTATTGTGCTTCCATCAACTTTTTCTATTTTATTTACTTTAATTGTACTAGTCATTATTGAAATTTATATCTTATAATTACTACTCCTGAACCACCAGCACCTCCATTAGCTTGTCCTGGACCTAATCCTGGTCCAAGTGAAGCCTGTCCACCATTACCTGTGTTAGCAGCACCTGCTGATCCTGGATTAGCACCGCCAGCTCCACCAGCACCACCTGTTGCTCTTACTGTTGGTGTTGCATTAATCGATGATGTTGCTCCTGTCCCACCTGTTCCTGTAGGTCCACTAGCACCGGCACCGGTTGCACCACCGCCACCACCGCCTAAGTTAGGTTGCGGTCCTGATGTATCGCCGCCAGCATTTCCTTGAGACGGACTAGTTGGTGGAGTATTGCCTGCACCTGGGCCAGAGGGAGATCTACCTGCACCACCACCTGATCCTCCGGCTGCTCCTGATATAGGGGGGTTTGATCCCGAACCACCTACTCCACCACCAGCGCTTGTAATTGTTGAAAAAATTGAATTTGATCCAGAAGTTCCATTTCCTGGTGCTGTTCCACCGCCACCACCTGCACCCACTGAAATTGGGAAAGTTTGAACGGATACTGATAAACCTGAACAAGGAGTAGCTGCTAATGGACTTGCTGTATAACCAGCACAAGCTTGTTTACCTTCTCTAAATCCACCAGCTCCACCACCACCTTCACCTTTACATGGGGATGGTGTAGTTTTCATACCAGGGGCTCCACCGCCTCCAGCGACTACTAAATAAGAAACTTTTGCTCCAACACCAGATCCAAAAGTATTACTTACTGAAAAACACCCATCACTTGTAAAAGTGTGAATTTTAAAATCTCCTGACGTTGTTACTGTTCCACCTGTAGCTGCTATAAAACCAGGATTACCTGAAACGTTTAAAGTTGCATCATTAACTTGTTTCCACCCTCTTGTATCATCAACATAAATTAAAGTAATAGCTGAACCCTCTGTTGTTAGATTTTCATTTTGACAAACACCATTAATTTTAGAACCATTTCTACAAAGTGTAAGTGCATTACAGTCCCAAGTGTTTGCATAATCAGAAAACGCCACAATATCTCCAGCACTTGGAGATGAAGGTAAAGTTACTGTAATACCACCTGATGTCGTGTTAACAAAAAATCCATCTCCACTCACCGCAGTAAAAGGTGTAGTTTTTGCTGTTGTACACCAATCCACAGTTCCGGTTCTTCCAAAACCTGTTTGTGATGCACCACTTGCAAGTGATACAGTTTTACCTGATGATCCAACCGTAAGAGTTGAACCACATTGCACATCTATTGTATTTACTTCTATCTTACTCATTATATTACCACCAATGTTCCAGTTACTGTTACTGTTTGTTTAAAAGTTACAGGTCCAGCTAAAACAGCACTTTCTATCACCATAGCTCTGTCAAAAGTAGCTGCATGGTGGTGAATGCTATTCTCTGACGTTCTGTCACCTATATAAACTTGTTCATTTATTTCAGCCATTTATTCTCCTTATGTACTAATTGCATCTACACGGCTTAACCAAACGTCCACACTTGATGCAGTATTTGATTGACCTTTCAATACATCTCCACTGTTTAAAACTATTTTAGAACCACCTTGCACAAGTTCTACAGAACTTGATGCGGGCAAAGCTAAACCTTTAACGATGTATCTTAAAGTTCCAGAACCATTGTCATCTATAAAGACGTCAACAGTCACCGCACTTGTTAA